CCAGGACGAACCCGAAAAGTGGGCCCGCATCATCCACCCAGACCGGCATATGCCGGCGTCGTGGGACGGGCCCGGAGACCTCGGTTAGGAAATGTACATTTGGGAAGGTGAATGAGGACAATGTTCTGGAGCTTGCGACAGATAAAAATGTTCTTGCTTCCGTTCACAAACAGGCCAATTGCTTCAAAGTAATCGTGATTTAAAATGACAGGGGGCGGGAGAAATCCCGCCCCTAAAAAAATGAAGGAGGTGTTATGGAAGGGGAGAAAAAAGTCTATTGTTCTAATTGTAAGTACTTGAGATGGAGTGTTATTTACGACTATGACTGTGTTCATCCAGACAACAAAGAAAAACATTCGGTTGATCTATGGCTCCACAAGAAAGTTAATTACACTTCTTTATCTCATCCAAAAGACATTAACAAAAACAATGACTGCAAATGGTTTGAGGAAAAAGGAAAAAAATGAAAAAATGTCCCAAACATGATTGCGAACTTCAGGCAAGGATTGTAGGTTTTGGTCGTTTGCAATACTTCTGCCCCGAATGTTTGGAAGAAGAGAGAAGAGCATTACACGCTTCAATCCGTGTGAACCTTCCGAAGCATTTCGCTATGAAAGAATTTTACAAAAGGAGGAAATAGATGCCGCTTCATTTGGACTACCGTCCTAAATCCTTGGAAGAACTGCGTGGAAATGATGAAATTAAGAACAGTTTGGCTTCAATCTTTGGAAGGAACACAGACCGCCCTAGAGCTTTCCTTTTCGCAGGAGCAAGTGGGTGCGGTAAGACAACGACTGCTCGCATTGTAGCCGCTCTTCTGAAATGTGGGGAACGAGATATTTATGAGTACAATGCGGCAAACTCAAGAGGGGTCGATACAATCCGAGAAATAGATCGCTCCAGCATTTATCATCCTTTTGAGGGTAAGCACAAGGTTTACATAATGGATGAAGCGGCAAGGCTAACCCGTGACGCCCAGAGTGCTTTCCTGAAGCTGTTAGAGGACACCCCACCTCATGTGACCTTCATCCTTTGCACGACTGATCCAGAAAACCTGTTACCCACAATCAGAAACCGTTGTGTCACCTATGACTTTAAACCCCTGAAGAGATCCGAAATTACAAAACTGCTGAAGGATGTATTAGCATCTGAAGAAGTCAATGGGTATCCCGATAAGATCATTAACGAAATTGCAAAGCAGAGTGAAGGTTGCCCACGACAGGCTTTGGTTCTCCTTGAGTCCGTCATTGATATTTCTGATGATGAAGAGGCATTGAAGGCGGTAAGGTCGCTCCGTATATCCGAGGAGTCAATTAAGGAACTGTGCCAATATCTTGTTTCAGGAAATGCAAATGCGTGGCACACAGTCAAATCCATCTTCCCTGCTATATCAACGGATCCTGAAAAATCCCGCAGAGCAATTCTTTCCTATCTTGGAAAGGTCTTGTTAAGCAAGAGTGATCCATACATTCACCGTCTTATGTCCTTCTTTCTGGATAACTATTATGATTCAGGAAAGGACGGACTTCTTTTTTCACTTTTTTCCGCCTGTAACGTACGGAAAAATGTGTGAAGTGTGATATAATAAAAGAAAAGAGAGGGCAACATGACCATTGATGAACTTGAGGATTTCCTGTTAGAGAATTCCGTAGGAAAAATCGACATTAACCGTTTAGACTATGCAGCCGCAGAAGTAGCAAGCAAGTATTACGATGTGAGTTTGGCTGCGGTTGATGCTGACATTCACTTCAAGAAAACAAAAGCTTTGACGGCAGCAGAAATCAGGGAAAACCCATCATTCTACGGTTGTCCTAAGAAGGAAGCGTCCGAAGCTTTCATAGAATCAGTTTTGCCGTCCCTTGAGGAATACGCTATTGCCCTAACTATTGCAGATAAACTCGGCAAATTAGTCAAGGCTTTAGAACTCCGTGCAAGGATGATTGAAACACTTCAACGGTTGTTCAGCAACAATTACTTTGTATCCAACAGATCGTTGGGAGAAAAAATAGATGAGGAGGATTCACGTCAAGAAATGGAAGAAGAAGTCGCCAACAGTCCTAAATTGCTCAAACTTAAAAAGAAGCTTATGGCTTCAGTAAACGAAGATTAGGAGGAACAAATGGCAAAACCTACATTGAGAGACCGTTTTGAAGAAGGTTTGGAAGAACAGTCAAAATGGGAGTATGAACAGCGAGACAAGTCGGGTAACTTTAAATCTATTTACCGAGAAGGGGTGTCTCTTCCTTTTTGGAAGGTTACTGATGACGAGCATTGTTTGGACTTTCTTCCTTACTTTGCGGGACCGAATCACCCGCTTGTGAGGCGGAAAAGGGATGCGAAACCTGTCGGTTCTAACGTCCTTGGTCTCGACATTTGGATTCACAGGAACATTGGAATTCAGGAAAACTCCTATGTTTGTCTGCTTTCAACTTATGGAGAACCCTGCCCGATCTGTGAATACCGTCAGGATCTTATAAAACAGCAAGACGATGGCCTGAAAGAAGATATTGCGGCACTCAAACCGTCTCGTCGTTATGTTTTCAACATCGTCTGTCGGGACAATCCGAAGGAAGAGGCGAAAGGCGTTCAGCTTTGGGATGTTTCACAGTACACCTTTCATAAGCCTCTCATTGAGGCGGCAAAGCTTCCTAGAGGGGGCGGACAGCTTATTTTCCAGAGTCCGACAAAAGGCAAGAGTGTTTGCTTTGATGCAAAGAATGTGAAGAGTCGGGATCAGGAATTTGTTTCTTTCAATTTCATTGATCGGGATGCTCCGATTGACGACGAGCTGTTGGAAAAGATTATCTGCATTGACGAATTTATTGAGGTTCCGTCTTATGAGGAACTCTATGAAGTACTTCAGCAGGGAATCAATGCTCCGAAGAAAGAAGAAGAAGAGGAAATCCCTGAGAGTGGTCGCCCCGCCTCTTCTCGTCCTTCAGTAAATAAGCCTCCCGTCGCTAGCACCCGACAGACAAAGCCTGTCGTGCCTAAAGAAGAGAAGGTGGAAGCAAAGGTAGAAGAGGATGTCCCCGAACCTGATGAGTGTCCCTTCGGAGGGGAGTTTGGCACAGATCACGAAAAGTATGAACAATGTGATGGTTGCCCTGTTTGGGATGCTTGTGCGTTAGCCAAAGAAGGGGAAGAAGAGGAAGAAAAGGAAGTGGCGAAACCGACTCCTAAGCCCACTCCTAAACTTCGTAGAGGCAATAAATGAGCAAGTTTGCGAAGAAATCAACGGCGGTTGATTCTGTGATAGACGATGCTACAAGCTATGATGCGGATATTGTCCCTAAAATCCCCATAGCCGACGCTTTGTTCGTATCTACAGGATCAACCCTGTTGGATCTTGCTATCAGCGGAGGAAGGCAAAGATACGGCGGTGTTCCTAGCGGAAGACTTGTCGAAATCTTTGGCCCCTCCGGGGCTGGTAAGACAGCCCTTCTTGCCGCAATATGTGGTGAAGCACAGAAAGCGGGAGGAGCCGCCTGTGTGCGAGATCCAGAATCTAGGTTAGATTTAGAGTATGCAAAGATTTACGATATGTCGTTGGCAGAAGCGGTATTTGACTATGCCCGCCCTAATACTGTGACTGAACTGTTTGAAGACTTGTTTACATGGAACCCTGAGAACAGGAAAACAGTCAATGTGTTTGGTGGGGATTCAGTAGCCGCCCTGTCTACGAATATGGAAATGGAATCAGAGGATAAGATGGGAGGTCGCCGAGCGAAGGAGTTTTCGCAGGGTTTCCGGAAGACTGCCCGCCTTATCGCTGAATCCCACAAGCTTGTAGTTTTCACTAATCAAGTCAGACAGGACATGAAGACAGGAAGGTGGGTAACGCCTGGAGGCGAAGCCCTCCGCTACTACTCCACAATCAGGATAGATGTTCGCCTTGTCAAGAAGATCGAAAAGAAGGCAAAGACGAATAGCGGAGTAGAAGTCAAGAAAATCATTGGTATTGAGAGTGTGGTCAATGTAGTCAAGAACTCTGCTGATGAACCTTACCGATCTGCTCCCCTTTACATTGTGTTTAATTATGGTCTTGATGACATCCGAGCAAACCTTCAGTACATTAAGGACATGACAAAGAACACGGTGTATTGGGCTGTCACAAAGGAATATCAACAGCTTGACAAGGCTATTGAGTGGATTGAGCAGAACAACCTTGAACAGGAATTGAAAGAGGCTACGGTTGATCTGTGGAATGAAATCAATGATTTGTTCCGAGTTACTCGGAAAAAGAAAGGATAGGAGGAAAACATGAAACGAGCGGGCTTTATTGAAGCAATCAGAACAGACTTAGGTGGGTTGGAAGACCTCATTGCAGAAATGAAGGAAGCCCTCCGCACCGTTGAAACGGGAAAGAAAATAAATCCTTCCTCGGTGAAGATTCGGAAAGCCTGTCAGGAGGCAAAACACTTCCTTACAGCCATCCGAGCAAATGCCTTTGACCTCCGCAACGCTATTGAATAATTAACCGACAGCCTGAACCCTCGGAAGGGGGTTCAGGCTACTTCAAAAGGAGAAAGAGAATGGTAGAAGCTTATTTGCTACATGGTGGAATCACAGTTATAGGGACTCCCATTGAAACCCAAGTTGTTGATGATAGTGATTTTTTGCGGTCTTCCCTTGATGTACAGAATCCTCGGATAGTGCTTCAACAGGGGCCGAATCAATGGGCATTGATGCCCCTGTTCGGTAACCCGAAGGTGATTACGATTGAATCCGTAGCTTTGCGATATGAGATGAAGGTTGCTCAGGTTCTGGAAAAGTATCAGGAAGCCACCTCCAATATCAAGATCGCAAAGACAATGCCGAAAGGACTGAAGGATGGAAAACCCTCTTCTAATAATTGATAGCTCTTGCATCTGCCATATGCAGAAACACGCTATGGAAGAACTGTCCTATGATGAACAGGCAGTCGGCGTTATCTTTGGTTTCTTTCGTCAGCTCTATCGGCTGATGGAACTCAGACAGCATTGGAATGTTGTGTTTGTTTGGGATTCACAGAAATCCTTCCGCAAAGAGCTGTTCCCTGATTACAAAGGGAATCGAAACCACAAGGAAAAGACGGAATATGACCTAGCCGCCTACAGTCAGTTTACCTTGCTGAGAGAAGAACTTCTGAAGGTTGTTGGATTCACTAACAATTTCATTCAAGAAGGATATGAGGCGGATGATCTGATCGCCCAACTGTGCCGTCAATACAGGGAAAACTATAAAGTCATTGCCTCAACGGACAATGATCTTTATCAACTTTTAGATGGTGACACTACTATATACAACCTCAGAAAAAAAGAAGGTTATTACGCGGCGGATTTCTTTGAAGAATACGAAATCAGCCCGAAGCAATGGGCAAAGGTGAAATCCATTGCAGGATGCAAAAGTGACAATGTTCCTGGTGTTCCTAAGATAGGAGCAAAAACCGCCTGTAAGTTTCTCAGGGGGGAACTAAAACCTTCTACAGCCGCCTTCAAGAACATCACAAGCTCCGAAGGAAT